TGGGTAAAAATGTGCCATGTGCATCCACACATATCAGTAATCATCACAGAGTCTTCTACAAGGGTAAGATGGTAAAAGCAATTGACTTGGTTAACATGTGTGAAGGTGTTATAAAAACCCCATACAATGGAGAGACCTTGTATAACGTGGTCATGAGAAAGCACGATAAGATGATGATCAATAACATCATTTGCGAAACCCTGCATCCAGATAACGTGATGGCTAGAATATGTGCAGGCGACTACACTCATCGCGAAAAAGTAGAACTCTGCAACATGTTAAAACGTATTGGAAAAACTAGCGATTACAATGCATACAACAGGTTCTATGCTTCATTGAAATAAATCATAATATTCATAAATACATGTAAGATATAGAAAACATCTCGTCTATATCTTATTTATCTTCGCCATCCCTTCTATTTTTCCGTGTTTTACGTCCATATGCACAATATTGACGCTGTGAAAACCCCTTTGGACGAGTACAATTGATAGTATCTTTGTATGTAGGTGTCCATGCGCCTCCCTTTTTCTTTCTAAATCTCTTAACACGTCCTTTGCGGTACTTTTTGGTTCGCGCAGTTTTAATCTCTTTTTTTGTTAATTCTTTGTGGGTAATAGGTGTCTTCTTTGTAATACGATTCGTTGGGCGATAAATATCATTCTTATTTTTGTATCCCACTTCTCCTCGCTGATTTACCCACTCTTCTGCAAACCAGCGTTTCAATCCTTTTCGAGTACGACTTTGTTTTCCCAAATAGGGGTTTTTGCGTGTTCCATGTTTCTTTGCAAAACGCTTTTTATACGTTTTGACCAACGTGCCGCTTCGATAAGCACTATGTTTAGGATTTTTCTTGTAGATATACTTTTTAGTCTTGTTGTAGAGAGAAAGATCCGAAGGCGTCATACTAGTACACCTGAAAAAATAACAATATTTTATGTAATCTATAAATCTATGGAGTATTCATGGCAAACCTCTCAAACTCCAGTTCAGAGTTCTCTTCGGCCTCTTCAACCTCATATTCCACTTCGGGAATGCTGTGATAGAAGTTGCGCACACGCAGGCTAGATTTAATTTTAGTTGGGTCAAACTTAGACAGATATAACCCATCCAAATCTCTAACACGCGACAATGCAACATAGGTCTGACCGCACTCAAATATACCACCACCTACATCAATCTCCGCCATGCTGAGGGTAGCGCCTTGGATTTTATGAATAGTCATCGCCCAAGCAAGACTTAATGGAACCTGACCTAGAGCAATCGTCGGAAATTCTTCCGACTGCCAAAACTTGATTGGGATTGTAGTAACCACACCGTTGGAAAAGCGCACCACCGGACGAGTTACTTCTAATGAACCTTCAACACTTGTCACGAAGTCAACTACAGTTCCAAGCGCACCATTGACAATACCACGTTCAATATCAAGATTGACAGTACACATGACATTTGCTCCTTGTTTTAATGAGAGTGTCTGCATACATGGTGAGTTGTTCATTAAACTTTCTAACTCGTATGTAGTCTTTTGCTTTGTGAGGAGTTTCTTACATCGACCAATCACACTTGACGTCAATGCCTTCGATGAACCATCCATCATTGAATGACAATCGGTTTTCTGAATGGCCGCAAATTCATAGACCGTTCCCTTAAGTGCTGCGAACATCTTGGCGTTAATTGCATCTACCTTATTCTTTGTGGGGAACAGTTTGGCAGGCACTACGCCCTGATGTGCTTTCAAATCAAAATCACGATCTACACACTTATTCAATGCCTCTACGTCATCATCGGTTACAGTTCCCATACGCACATTCTTCAAAATACGACGGAACATGTTATCACTTTGACGAAACATGGTATTTAATACGATATGATTATCAATCGGAAAGGTTGCCAACCATCTGTTTGACTCGAAGCAAAACCGACCTTCAGCATCTTCCGATCCTCCCCTGGCCACGGGAGGCAACTGGAAGAAGTCGCCTACAAACACCACTTGCATTCCACCAAAGGGAAGACGCGATCCGCGAACACGACGACCGACAGTATCAAGCAACTCGAAAATGTGGGCGGACATCATACTAACCTCATCTACAATCAATACATCAGTGGATCTCCAAGAAGTTCGCGCTTTGTGATTACTAAAGATGTCGTCGATTATCTCATTCAACTCTCCGCGACCTAACTTAATACCGCTCCACGAATGAATGGTACGCGCGTTGCATTCTAATAGTAGCGCAGCGCAACCCGTCATTGCACATACTTGTACCTTCTTGTCATGAATCTTTGCGGAACGAACCAAATGTCGTATCAACAGCGTTTTACCCGTTCCACCTTCTCCTGTGATAAATAGGTTATCGTCGTCTTCAAACTGCTGGAGTGCGCACTGCTGTTCTACCGACAGTGTTTGCGTCTTCATCGATATGCGTTCTGCTTCCTTCGAAGCCTTTTCCTTTTCCTCTTTCTCGTGTATTTTTTCTTCCTTCTTTCTCTTTTGTGCAGCCAGGCGTTCGGCGCGTTTCGCAACTGCTTCCACTAATTGTTCGGAGGTCATTCGTGTGCATCGCTCTACTTCGGAGGCGCTCACACCTTTCTCGATCATATCTACTGCGATCTCGCGCGCGCGCGACTCGATTGCGCCACGTGTGCGCCCGTGTGCGGTCGCAATTGCAGCGAATGACTTGTTTGCTGGGTCAATCAACTCGGCAAGCAGTTGTGCGATCTCGTCGTCACTCCATCGTTTTCCTTTTGAGTCATTTGTGGGTACAGAAGATACCAACCACTGCGTAATATCCTCTCCTGAGTTAGAAGTTGTATCGATGGTTGACATATTTATATCAGATTATACATAGGTTCATTCGACCCTATGTATATTCAATTTTTATGTTTACGATGTATTAGCATGTAAAAAATACAATTATTCACACGTTTGTTCTTATTCAACTCACACTATCACACTCTTCATCCTCAGACTCCCGGGACTCAATCACTGTATTATACATCTCTATGATTGTATCGTATATCTCATTAATGGTTGCGATCATGGTTTTTTCACCACCACCCTTATCGTATAGAAGCGTATAAATATCCCCGTCGTGATGTTCCCAAACCCAATCATCTATTATAGATAATATGTTCACAATTGTCTGACAAAGAGCGTCATAATCTGTCATCTCGTCATCCCAAAAGTATACACGTCGTCGGGGAACACGAACTTGTTCTTTGGTAATAGGATCCTCGCGATAATACCCCCCTACCTTATCGTAATCATAGATAAACCATTCATGTGCATCAATCGAATCTACTATTTCAGGTGTCATCACGCTGTTTAACAACGGATTATCACAAAGATACTGTATTTTTCTTACAAGATCTACATTATTATCGACATGAGAGTAATGATCGGAACCCAGACCATCTTGAAGAATGTCATATATATCATACCAACTCCATTGATCGCAAAGGCCTTTATATTCACACATGTCACACATGTCACACATGTCTGACCTGTCTGACGCATGCGTTGGTTCAGGACGAATCAATAGTGGCATAGGTTCTGTTTGCATTTTTGCTAAAGTATTATAACAGTTGTGATAATACATTAATATTATTTCAATTTCGTTTCAAAATCCTTAAAAGTCTATATCGTCCTCGTCCCAATTATCTCCAATTGCTTCATGACCAGATTGAATGGATTGGCGGCGTTTTGCGGACATTGATACAGTATTCGATTCTTTCCGCTTCGCATCATGTTTTGCAAATTTATCTTCAATGCTTGCTTCAAGTTCTAACTCGTGAATTGCCCAATCAGCCAGTTCTTTACGATTATTATAGGTTAATCTCTTATTGACAATGTTGTACACGTTGCGAGACCTCGTATCCATAATTATTTCAAACTCGGTTGTCAGTGCCTTTTTGGTTTCAATGAGTAATTGGTATTCATCATCCATGTTAGATTTTATCTGAGCCCACTCATGCAATCTTTTGTTAGGATTGGCGAACAGCCACAAGTTTTTATCATACCATGGTCCCAATACATCGGAACGATGCTCAATCTTGTTGTGGAGAACGGCGTACTTTTCGCGCAACGCCTGAATGCCTTCACGCATCTCATCGAACTTGTAATATTTGGAAATAGAGAGAACCAGTGTGACATATGTGGATATGGAAATAGAAATGACTGAGATAACACTCTCTGAAATACTAAATTGGTCTTTCGTAGCATTAAGAAATCCAGAGATTGTAGAGAGAAAGATTACAGATGTTTGAACCCGATTTATCTGATTAGTAAGATCTAAAAACTTCAAGTCTAGAAGACGCTTTGAATCAGCACACTCCTTCAAGATATTCATGTTCCCTTTTTTTAAATTTGTCAGTTCGCTATTAAAAATGACATATTGCATCTGATTAAACCAATCAGTTTTGGGATCAATCACGCCCTCAGTATCAGGGTCAGGTGTTGGATCAGATGTTGGATCAGGTATTGGATCAGGTGTTGGATCAGGTGTTGGATCAGGTGTTGGATCAGGTGTTGGATCAGGTGTTGGATCAGGAGCAATAGCGATTTCTTCTATGGTGAGGACAGCAGGTGAGTTTTCCAGAGTTGTCGATGGAATGGTATCCAATGCCACATTGGATGTATCATTGTCTACAGAGGGTGTATCGTTGTCTGTAACAGACGTCTCGTTGGCTGGAGAGGATTCGACGTTGTTTGTAGGTGTCTGTAAAATGCCAGGAGTGTCTTCCTCAGTATTGGTCGTATCGGCCATATAATATACACACACATGTTTTTACACATTATTTACCGCCAAATCTCATAACTATTATATTTACCTAGAGTTTGTAATATCTATTACGTCATCATTTTCGTTAATCGGGTCTTCATCGATACGAGAAAGAATAAAGTAAAGTATATTCACACACGATTTTAAAGCGATATAACCTACCGTGATGGGCGCATCGGGATCGATCTCTTCGATCATTTCCACTGGAAGATCTTCATCCTCCTGCATGTTCATACGTCTCAATAAGTTGAGATAAATAGGGAGAACCAACTTAATACATCTTACCACTACCTCGCGGTGAATACACAGCTCGCGCGTCTCCTCTGAATAAGAGGTTGCAATAGTGTTAGCGATTGCAGAAATGGTATTATCCGCGCTAATGTTTGCAGCAAGGGATTCAGCTGTCACTAAAATAGCAGAGGAGGCGCACACTGGAATTTTGACTGTGTCAGGAAATGTGTTAACAGATGGCTCATTTACAGCCGTTTCGTATGAGTCAATTGCAAAGACTGTAGCCCTAAGTTGTTCAGGAGTGAAAGGCGGAACCATTATGATATCATCGGGATTAGTTATTAGTTTGGGTGGGCGATTATTTGTTAGTGTAGATGTATGCTTACGGGCAGGTATATGATCGTCGTCAGGATCAGGTGTTGGAGATCTTTCAATGGACGGGTCAGGGGTGGGTGCATCTATGGGAGTACAAGGGGGTGCATCTATGGGAGTAGAAGGGGGTGCATCTATGGGAGTAGGAGGTGGTACATAAGGTGGACACACATATGTGCATTTCTTTTTATGAATGCATAGGCTCTGTCGGTGTTTGTATATTTTTCCACAGATGCACTTATGTGATGTACGAATAATACTGTCTGGTGGGAGCGGTTGAAGCACGTAGTTAGGATCAGAGAGTGAATCTGCATATTGTTCATACGCATTATTAACAGATTCTGCATACAAATGTTTCTTGGTGAGAATGTGTTTATCATATACACATTTCTTGGAAGTAGTGAATTTACACGAGAAACAGTAAAATGAACCAGGTGAATGATAGTTATATTCGGTAGTATCGTCAGTAGTCTCAGACGCACATGTGTTTTCAGGTTCTGTCAACATTTTATTCTATCTAAAGAGAATAAAATGTTCCATCTAAGCGTTAATCGCGCAGTATAAAAAATATGCATATACTTATATTTTTATGGGATGATATGATGTGAATACACAATACAAATTATATAATATTTTATTTATGATTTGAATAGTCTGGTCATATTGCGCACTTCAATATTGTTTGCAGATGGTGCAAGAATGAGGTTGGCTTGAGAATCATCTCGCAAACGCACAGAGTATGTTTGTTGAATGTTATTGCGACCGATTCTCCCAATCGACTGAATCGCCTTCTGTTGAGTGAGGGCAACGTCCTTACCTAAGTACCCATGGCAGAACTGGTAATTGGTACCGTAAATGTAGTCACTAGATGCTATAATCAGATATAAGCGTTGTTCATCGGCCATGCGTTTCATGATCTCAGTGTATGCCTGGCTATTGTGGTTTGCGAATACTCCAATACCCATTAATAATAGGATCTTCCATGTATCATTCACTCCGTCAATGGCCATAATCTGACAAATCACATCGTTGCTGATATCGCTAGCGAACCCCTGTGTGGCTCCTGGGATTTCTGCCCATCGTTCCGCGTGAGGAATCTTGTTAGGAACGAATATCTCATCTAGTTCTACAGTCTTTATCATAGTGTATAACATGTTGCGTTCCTGGTTGAGTTTGCCCAAGGTAGTGCGACTATCGTCAGTGTCACGTGCCGAGGATGATCCAGATCCAGATCCAGAACTCTTTTTGTTTCCCTTAGACCCCTTTTGTCCGGTCTGTTCTGCGTTCGATGTCGCGGCGTCAAGTTTCTCAGTCAGGGTGTCCAATCGCTGTTCTACGTCGGCGATTCGTTCGCTCAGTTCGTTGTTGAAGTCTATGCGGCTAAGAATCACCTTAAGAATGGATGCAGGGATATACGACTGTTTCAGATAGAACTTGGCGATCTTTTCGAGGTCGTCTGTCAGGAATAGAGTGGGTCCATCTGTAAGGGTATATGCATCCTTAGTCGTTATGAAAACACCTGGGTTAGTGGATACGGCTACCTCTGGAACCATTGAAGGTGTCGTTGTTGGAGTTATACTGGTTGTGCGAGTCAGCTCAGATCCACCCTTCTTCAGTGCAGTGAATGCGGAAGTCTGGGCGCTCGAAAACACTGTACTCCCAGGTCCAATACTATGGGATTTTGACAACCTGATGCCCGTTTTCGAGTCTAGGCTAGCATTGGCGAGAAGTTTGGGAATGCGATTAACACGAATACTTACACATATTGCTCCCCAACAACCAGGAATAATATTAAGAAGTGTATGGATGTAATGCATTTTTACGTTTGTCATGGTTACGTCGGAAAACTCGGAGAACCGACGACTTATCATGTTACTTGCCGCAATATAATCGTTTGATTCTGCATATGCGATGAAGCGAACACACTCCTCTAAATCAAGATATCGTAATATAGTAGGGTTTTTTAAGCAATGTTGAGCCGATGCGCGTGCAATATCATAATCATCTTTTGCGATATAGTGGGGCATAACACTAAACCCAGACTTGTCAATTAGTGGGATTGACTTTTTGCAGTCGTGGCTACTAACTGTGGCAATACACGGTTCCAATACACCATCTACCTCGCACCCGAACCTTGTCTCGAAATCAGTCACAGTGGTAATGATTTCATCAGCATGTGGAAGTGTGGCGGACGACAATACGATATTAGGAACAATATTATCACGCCATAGAGCATGTATATGTTCGTGGAGAGGATGATCTTCATCATCCAATCCAATAGTGGGTTCGTCCCAAAATGTTAGAAGATTGTCAATTGGATTGAATGCTCTCATGTAGTACATTGCACATAGATATGACTTGATATCACATATCATAATCTGAACCTTTTTACCTACACTATTATCTACTTTCCAGATCTTACCGGTTCGAGGGTGAACAGAGTAAACGCTTGCGGCAGCGTAATGTAATCGAATATCATCTGCACTATCACATCCAAACGCGAATGCTACTTTGCGTCCCACGCTGATCGCACTCTTCGCGAGGGCAAGACCTACATGGCGTGCGGCACATACAAAGATAACTGAATATCCTTGGGATAATGCGAGTGGTGTCAATGTTTTACCTGTACCTGTGGGAGCAGTGTAAAGTATCAGGTTTGCACGGGTTGCTATATGAAAGGCGGATAGGTTATTACTTGCAACTTGCTTTTCTTCTTCTGCATCATAGAATACCTTATCATCGTCACCCTGTTCAGCGAGGGTAAGATTCTCCTCTGCGGTCTTAAGCGTCGTTTGGGCGTCTAGATATTCATCGAAACGCTTCTTCATATCTGGATTTTGTAATTTCTGGAATATGTCACGTTGATGGCTATATAAGGCAGTATCCTCATTGTGGATAAGCATCTTGTTCTTCTCGATCACGTTGTGTGCATCTAATACAAGTGTTTTGATCGCGACATCTGATGAATGACGCTCAAGAATAGTATCGACACATGCAACAACATGAGTGTTCATACGTTCGACTAGATTTCGTCGAAGATTATATAGTGTAAAATAGTCAATATGAAATGGTTGGCGAGCAGTATATGATTTACAGATGCTTCGAACGAGTTCCAAGAGTTTAGTTTCGTACACATCGAACAATGTGAGGTCATCTGCCTTGTTGAGATTAATCTTCATCATGTCACCTTTCCGCAACTTCACTGCGCGCACACTGGGAATGAGAGAAGGTTCGATGGAACGCACGGTCTTTTCAAAATACTCTTTGAATAGATAGTCATCCAATCCATCAATGTTGGATGGAAGACGGAGATAAGATGCAAGCGACGTGTTACGATTCGTTCTGATCCACAAATCGGAATATCCGTCCATTATCAGTTTCACTACAGCGAGTTCCTCTTGTCTTAACGGGATCTCGATAGAGTCCCATTCAGTCTTGTTTAATTTTCTTTGCGAAAGATCCATGGTATAGTATAGTAGTACTTATTGGTCTGGTATTATGATATTCGTCTATAATAATAAGTCTGTTCAATTCTTGTTGCGATGAATTAGCCTAGTAAAACTTGTAAACCAAAATTGATTCGATCTGAGAGTAAGTTATATAAACATATTCACAGATACTATAGCATACCCCAAAGACCCGTTATGTCATACTCACTACTACAAAAGGCTCCTATTATCTCGATTGAAGGAAATATTGGGTCGGGTAAATCTACATTGATGACAAAACTCAAAAGTGCCCTTTCAGAGTTGCCTCACGTGGTCTTCCTACAAGAACCAGTTGATGATTGGAATACTATTCGGGACGAGAATGGTGTCACCATGCTAGAGAAATTCTACGGAAATCAAGAACAATACTCATTCTCTTTTCAGATGATGGCGTATATATCTCGTCTAGCAACCATCCGTAAAGCAATCCATGAAAATCCCGATTGTGTATTCATATCAGAACGGTGCCTACATACGGACAAATATGTATTTGCTAAGATGCTATATGACGATAAGAAAATAGAAAGTGTCGATTATCAGATATACAATAAATGGTTTGACACCTTCATTGACGATTTTGATGTCACTAATATTGTATATATAAAAGCAGATCCAGCCATGTGTTTGCAACGCGTTGCACAACGCGGGCGCGACGGAGAAGGAGGTATTCCCATAGAATACTTGCAGGCATGTGGAGAGTACCATAATAACATGATGACAGAAATGAGATGCAACATTCATGTCTTAGATGGTAACGTAAATATAAACACCTCACCCCAAACAATCGACAATTGGATCTATCGTATCAATAATATTGTCGAAAATGTACATAAAAATATCATCAATAACTCTCCATCTAATAGGTCGTCGGATTCTGAAACGTCCAAATCAAAAATAGACTAAACAAAAATATACATTCAGATTGAAATAGTATCCCCTGTTATACTGTAAGATATAACTCGGCGTGTATTTCATTGTTGTTTTTTTGTTGGATTGATGCCGCGACCGCAGCGCATGACAGCTCTAATAGTGGTTGTATAAACATATAATTGGCTGCATTAACTATATCGTATAACATGTCTTGACTTATTACACGTTCAATGAAGATAGCGTACCATCTTTGGACTACGTCTCCAATATGGTTGGAAACAAGTGGCTTTTTGATTGGTATCATGGGATCATTGGGGTAGTAACACATGAACTCAACAATCATGCTTAACACCTTGCTGGTTACACGTATAACAGGAATGCTTTCAATCTCTTCATCTTCATTGTAGGCATCGTCGTATGTATCTGTCATCGCGCTAACGAAAACGCTCATGTTTGCAGCTTTCAATGGAATTGTAAAGGTAATTCCATCACTCGAGACAAGCGTTACATTCATATCGGGACAATTCATAGTTGTTGTATATAGGTTTTGCATTGATAGTTGGATGTATTTCAATTTTTATACAATTGACATATTTATTACATCAGCAATGGTGTTGCGTTGATATTTGATATTCCCAATGTTTTTACAGGACGGTATTTATATAAATCTGAACACTTGCAGGTGGTTGGAAATGTTTCTGCGCCGTACACCTCTTGCAGTAGCAGCCATTCAAACATACCACCGAGGTACACATGTACATTGACAAACCCAAACTTTGTTAACTGTTCATACTTTTTCACCAATGTAGGATCATTTGCGTTGCGACCGTACACCACAATGTAATGAGACTTATTCGACGAAATCAACTGATTCATCACACTTTCTTCAGAAAAGGCATTGAGAGTTCCTGTGATAAGACAGTCTTGTTCCGTAGGAGGTAGCGTATTAATCAATGTGAACGCATGACTATTCTTGAGGACTGTGTCTATGACATCTTCGAACCCTATTTTTGGTACAGAATGTAATCCACCCATATAATTATTGTTACTTACTTATATTGCACACTATTTATACGATAATGTTTCGAAAACAGTATCGTATCTTTTGAATGAATTAGAATCGAATACTTACACTTACACACTTATATCTAGGAAAATGATACTACAATCTCCACGTTTTCTGTTTTGATGGTTTTTGTCGCAGAAATAGACAGTTCCTCACGCTTCTTGCGAGTTTTCGATCCAGATCCAGAGGCAGTCCCACCTCCAACCTCATGTTTGTCACGCTTCTTCGAAGTACTGTTTCGATTGTTCATATCAGTCTCGATATCATCATAATGTTCCTCGATATACCGAATAATATCAGATTCAATAATCCATTTGAAAAAGTTGAGTTGTCCAATGGTGGTCTGCACAGATGAAGTAGCTGTATATGGAATGCTTATACGATCCCATCGACAGAATGGATCAAACCGCTTCTTTGAATAAGCCTTTAGTTTAAGTTTATAATCGGTATACACCTTGAATCGTCTAGATACCGAACCCGTAGCTGGATCACCAGAAATGTTGAATACAGTATAGTATTTCTTAGCGTAGTTTGTCACAAACCAATCCACTATCCGGAGAGATACACGAGTTTCTCCTGCAACCACTTTCAGCATTGTTTGCAGGTTGTTATCCCGATTATAGAAGGCGAGTAGATTGGTCATTAAAAGGTCATTTTGCGTAGAATATGCGCTCATATGGTTGATATACAATACAACATCATGACATCTTTATATCATTGCAACCATTGATTTGATTATTACAAAAATATAATAAATTACTATACTATAATCGTTTCTTCGTGATGCAGCTAAAAAATCCTGCTGAACTATGTACTCCCGCACAATTATATTTAGGCATGTCGCTTCTATCCACCATTGGGTTCTCGGCGACTTCCACACATTTCCTCGCTACCATATGGCATCTCTTCATGAACTTAGTATGGACATATTTTCTCAACTTCTTATGTGATAAAGGACATTCTGGAATCTCATGGTTCCTCATCCTCTTTCCGTTTCTCATCATTTTGGGAATCGTCATAGCATTTCTTCATGTAATGAGAAATGCAAAGACAGTGACACCTACAAAAACATCCACATCAACGGCTACTGCTACTGGTGCTGCAACAGCTGCCGCCAACAAGGCAGGAGCGACTCAGGCAGAAAACATGTCTCTTTTCGGCGGCTACTAACGGATTACAATAATTCTTTTAATTTCTGTATAGTGCCTTCGTCTAAATGACTGGGAAACTTAATATGAAACCGTATTAATAAATGTCCTCGAGCATCTCCACGCTGTAGACCCATATTAGGAATCAGCTTAGTATAGTCAGGGATGACTATGCTTCCCTCATTATTTGTAATGGTGTATGTCTTCCCATTTAGATATTTCAACTCAAATGAAAATCCACAAAGAGCATCTTTCAATGATATTGTTTTATCAAGAACAAGATCAAGACCATTTCGGATATAATCGCTATCGTTTCGTACCTCAATGATGACCTTTAAATCCCCTATACAATTGTCGTGTATGATATTACCTACATCCTTCACGACAATAGTCTCGTTATTATCTATGCCCTGAATAATGTCCACGTAGATTTTCGTCGTTTCAGTTCGCTTGATACCGCCTTCGAGAACCCATCGTTCGTATTCGACGGGTACCTTGCCGCCAACAAGAACAAGATCAATCTCAATCTGGATACGCTTTGTTATTGGGGTAGGTTTAGAACTCACATTCATGTTCATAGGAACACCATTATGAAACACGGAAAATTTCATCTTCCCACCAGGAATATCACCTGACTGCATACCTGGAAATGGAAAACTGTTCATACCGCCTCCCATACCGCCTCCCATACCGCCTCCCATACCGCCTCTCATACCGCCTCCCATGCCGCCATTCATGCCAAAAAGGTTCGTAAACAAATCTTCCATATCGGCGAACTGTGGCATTGATGCGCCATCTATACCCATCGAGTGTGATAGATCATATTGCCTTTTTTTTACAGGATCCCCGAGCGTCTCATAGGCCTCGCCTATTCCTTGAAATATCTTTGTACTTTCCGCACTGTTATTATTTCTATCGGGGTGATACTTGAGAGAAAGTCGATGGTATGCCTTCTTAATTTCCGAGGGTTGTGCATCTCTGGTAAGAGACAACCTGTCATATAAATTATCGGACATAACTTAAACCTGTACTATACTATATGTAAAATATACTTATACTATTGACGAAATGAAAAATAACCAATTACAAATACATGCTTGAGAAAACTAAACCACTGCGAGTTAAACATCGTCATAATACAAGAATATCAAGGATATAAACACATATGATGCATAAATATATCTAATCAATGCTTCTTGTTAATAAATATACTCCCGTAATCATTGACGATTTCAAACTTCAACCACAACTCACACAGACAATCGATACGCTTATTGAAGCAGGATATCTTAATATGTTACTCGTGGGAGGTATGGGGTCAGGAAAATCAAGCATGGTTCATGCAATCATCCGACAATATTATGGAACCCATTATAATACCTTTAATTTCAAACAGAATGTTATGTACATAAATAATCTACACGAGCAGGGAATCAGTTACTACCGATCAGAAGTTAAAGTATTCTGTCAGACCAGTAGTATGGTTCATTTGAAAAAGAAAATCGTAGTCATTGACGACATCGATCTTATACCAGAACAAAGTCAACAGGCGTTTAGAAACTGCATAGATAAATACGGGCATATGGTTTGCTTTCTTTCCACATGTAGTAACAATCAAAAAGTTATCGAGAGCATTCAATCTCGTATGGCTATCATAAAACTACCAACAATCACACCTACCATCATGCGAACTGTATTCAACACTATTATTACTACAGAAAACATAGAAGTAACCACTGAAGCTAAGCGGTTCATTCTATCCCTGTGTAACTCTACGATAAAAACACTCATTAACTACATTGAAAAATGCAAACTGATGAACTGTAAAATCACATACGATATCGCACAGACAATTTGTAGCGATATCGACATAAAAACATTTGAAACATTTACAACTATGGTAAAAAATGGAAACCTAAATGATGCAATTCATATCCTATACTCTATATACGATGACGGATACTCGGTAATGGACATTTTGTACAACTACTTTGCATTTGTGAAATTAACGACACTACTATCCGAAACACAAAAATATCAAGTAGTGCCATTTCTATGTAAATACATAACAGTGTTTCACGAGATTCATGAAAGCGATATAGAACTCCCGCTATTTACAAATAACATGATAAACATACTCTCCTAAATATTATACATTACCGATTATATCAACCCTGATTTGATCAGACCCTTCAAAATATAGTATTAATATACTTTAGTTAGGTTAGTAATAAACAATATTTTACATATTTATGCCTACATTTGTATTTAACAAGAGATTGTCACATCACTTGTTAAAGAGGTTTCTTGACCCAATATGCATAAAGAATACGACACATTACGTAATCAACTATGAAACATTAAAAAGAGCAAGATATACCACACATTATGACGATTTCATAAACATGTTAAAACCATATTATTATCCATCAAAACGACATTATCTTGATGACCCAACACCATATAGAAGATTTCTCACAATTCTGCGACAAATATGCAGCTATAATAATATAGCATACACAACTGCAACAGTATATGATAGAGCAAAAGCATCATTGGAATACCGCATTTACTATGCATCTATGAATACCAGTGATACATGAGAGATTCATTCAGATGGAATACCCACTGATGCAACGACTCTGTTACCTAAGTAATTCGGTTTCACGCCCCAAACGGGAGCGTTAGAAGGAACCTGCCAATAAGCAATCCATTCAGGCTTCTCTGCATCAGACGTCGGAACCGAACCAGAATCATTCGCATCAGGAATGTTCGCCAACAACAAATATTTACCCACTATCGTATTCGATTCCAGAACCTGACGACCCGAAAGGCGAGCAAACCAGGAATATTTACTTCTATACAGCACATCTGATGCAGGAATGTATACACCATAAGCATGAGTCGTCAAACTTAAATAGTTATTCGACAAAAGGTCTTCTAGCATGATTGAACGACCGCTCTTATCGCGAACGCCTATGAGAGCAGCATCCACTTTGATGATGCGCTGATTATCAGCACACCACTCACTCACATCACCCATAAAATCGGCACGAGCAGTCTTATCAGACTCGGTCAATTTCTCCATGAAAACAGCAAGAGCACCCATCTCGGCGTTGCCAGGGGGAGCGCCCATGAACTGTGGATCCGCAATGTACTCACGCGTTGAAAAGGTCACGCTACGATTGCGATTCTCTGCGATAAACATGCTCTTTGCGTCAGCAGTACCGTTCGTATACATCTCGATAAGGTCTCGCAAACACAAAAATGAAGGAGGGACAGTCATGCCACCATACATATGCAACAACCTTGTAACACCCAACCGACGCACATGGTCAGCTACGGGATTAGACAAACGAGCACCAGCATACTTCCATTCAGGCATCAATCGCACAAAACTGTTGTCATCCACCAAGCAAATGTGAAAGGAATCCTTGCAGTGGTGAATCAGACTCTTTACTGTCAGATATACATACGGCTGGTTCAAATCGTAACTGCTACGAGAACCAAAACTATCCCAATTGCGAGAATTATACTCGTAATGAATCGGAATCCATAAAATAGGCTTGGTTTGCACAATACCCGTTAACGCATCTGCATCTGTTATTAAATACTCGCGAATTGCTGCGTCATTGCGAGCAGTCATATCAGAACTCAGCTTGTCTTCATATCGCTTGTAGAATATACCCACTGTCATCAATATAAGAAAAAGAGAACCCAACTTTATATAATCGTTCATTTTAGATACCATCTCTGCTAGCTATACTATACTATACTATACCGTACTACAATATTTTACTTATCCTTCAGCATTCGCATGTTCTTCCAAAATGCCTGAGACCGCTTCTCTGCCTCCTCCACTTGCATCGTTAAACGATATGCGCGACGGGTTGCACTCTCATCTTCGCGAGCAGACTGCTCACTCAAATGTCGATGCGACTCCGCAGAACTCAATGGAGCCGTATCCTGACCAGTACGGTATCGGCGCATCTCATCTACACTTCCAAACGCCTTGCGACGTGCTAAATCCGCATCGCTCACTGGAATCATCGTCTCAGTATGTGCCTTGCGAAGATCCTGATAAGCAACTCCACTAGAACTACCAGTAGAGTCATATACACTGCCTTCGCCACCACCCAACTCACTACCCATACTCCCGCCTAAACCGCCATAAAAAGACTCCACCTCTTGATGAACGATTACATCCTGACATGCTTGACGCTTCTTCTCTGTAAATGCAGCCATCATCTGACCCGTACTACCCTGCTGTGACGGAGTATCGTCACATTCCTCTAATAACCATTCACCATATCCGTCAGCATCTGCATCATTTACGCGCGCCTTCTCGAACTCAGCATTGAACCATCGGTTAAACTCAGGAGCCTTGCGCAGCGCACTGTTCTCGCGAAACATACGATCCAATAATTCACCGTTACCACTAGTATCACGGTCAGATGCCGTATCGGACACGTACACCATCTGATCACGCTCACGGCCACCACCGCCAGCACTAGATGTAGTCACATCATTCGATCCAACCTGCACATTTCTAAACTTCCATAACTGATATAATATCTTGTACGCCTTGCTGTAAAACAAAAAGTATTTAGCGTCCATGCGCGACTTATCAGGATGCGTCTTCAATACAAGACGCTTCGCACGAGCCAAATCCGTTTCACCATACCCAACATCTAATTGAAACAAACCCAACAGATCGATCAACTCGTAATTGTCAATATCCAGATCGAGTTCAGTATCTGCATCCGGTACGCCACGGCTCATAGTATTACTACTATCAATGCTTATCTTTTTATCTCGATATTGACCTATTGTTTTCTGCGCTTACGACGCGTCTTCTTCCTATTCTTCTTCAATCGACGCGTCTTCTTCCTATTCTTCTTAGTCTTCTTAGAGAGAACCTTCTTCTTAAGAGAACGACCGCGACGCGCAATAGACACGCGGCGCCCA